TGACATGCTAGGCCGCATAAAAAGAGTAGGAGGAAAGACCACGCGATCTGAAGCGGAACGTCTCGAAGCGCCGTGAAAGAGAAAAGGTAGAAAATAACATGGGGTTTGAGTTTTATTCATTCAGACTTAATCGAATCAGAGCATTATCTACTCTTTACGAAAAAGCAGAGGCTGAAGGAAAACTTAATATCTGCCACGATATTATTAAAACACTGAATGAAATGTACGAGCCGAAGCATGAGAATGGTGACCGCTTCTACATTCAGAACAATGAATATCACAATATGACTGTTCCGCAGCTTAAGGAGGAAATCAGAGTACTGTCGAGGAAGATCGGACCGGAACTCCTTAAGATCACTCAGGAAGGCCTCGATGCTTCGTGATTTTAAAACTCATGTTAATATGGAATTGAGTGGAGGACATTATGGGTAAATCTAAGAAGAAACCGCATAAATCTAAACAACCTAAGAAGAAATCATACGTAATGGCTAAATTTAAAGGAGCTTACTGAGTGGCGCGAGAGCTTAAAGACGAACTTCAGTCAACTCAAACTGAGCCTTCTGCTGAACCTACTCAGCAGAATCCTACTATTCAACTTCAAATTACTCCTGAGATGGAAGATCAACTTGTCCAGATTGTTCTGGAGGACTATCGAGCCTCTAAGGATGCACGCTTAAACGTAGACTTGGGGACTGATTCCAAGGGTGGCAAATTAGACTTCGACAAGTGGCTTAAAGGTCTTAAAGATTTGTACAATTCAAGACGCGAGCCTAAAGATCTTCCTTGGAAGTTTTGCTCAAATAGGTCTCTTCGTATTTCTGCCTCAATCCTTGATATGATTCATTCGAGATTATTTCCTGCCATTGTGAACGAGAATTTGGTCAGATGGAAGCCAGGTGAGATCACCGATCAGCCGAAAGTAGAACGAATCACGAAACTAATGCATTGGTGGATTTGGGTACGTTCACGGCTTCGTGGCTTCTTTGATATTTGGGTTAAGCATGTAGCAGGATTCGGGGATGGACTTACAGAATCTTACTGGAAAGTCGAGACTATCGACAAAGGTGAGACTTACGAAGAACCAATTGTTGATGAGATGGATCAGCCCATCATGAATCCTGACGGCACTCCTGCTGTTTCAACCTCAAGAATAATTTCCACGATTGAGAAGTCAGCCTCTAAGGTTTATCAGAAAGAGGACATATTTCTACAGGAAGGTTCCAAAGATATTTTTACCGAGCCAGTCATTCTTAAAGATGAATTCAAATACCGAGAACTCGAACAAGGTGAGGCCGAAGGGAAATTCATCAATATATCAAATATGCTCAGATCAAAACTTAATTGGGATAAGCCTGAGGCTATGGGATTAACTTACGAAGAGGAAGAGAAGATTAAGTCCGTTAAGATTCGTAACGTAAAAGTTGAAGTCCTAAAATCCTATATGAAGTTTGACGCAGACGGAGACGGATACGATGAGGATGTCCGTATTCTTATCTCTCCCGAACACGAACTCTATTTAGGAGGTGTGGCAGTTAAGAATCTTACCAAGTCCGGAAAACGTCCGCTTAACTTTACCAAGTTTGATAATCGTCTCGATTGCCCTGATGAAAACTTCGGAGAGGGTGTACTCGAAAAAGTGAAGGAATTAGCAGAAGAAATCGATGCTATCTTCAACCAAATGACAGACTCCAACACCCTCTCCATTCTTCGACCATTCTTCTATGATCCAGGCGGAGACATCGATGCTCCTGTTCTCAAACTCGGCCCGAATAAAGGAAGTCCGGTAGGTGACCCTACAAGAAACGTATTCTTTCCCGATCTTCGCATAGCTACCGATCAACTCATATTAGCCATCAGACTTGTACTTGAATTCATTGAAAGGCTTACTGCCGCATCAAGTTATGTGCTCGGAAAAGAATCGGAGATTGTAGGTGGCTCTGGAACCGCCACGCGCACAAATACTATTGTTCAGTCTGCTGAACAAAGATTCGCTATGCCTTCCGAAAGGCTGCGCGAAGGTGCGGCTAATATCATTCAACAGCATTTAGACCTTCTTCAGCTCAACATTCCTCCTGGTCTTGAGACTCGCGTACTTGGCGAGGACGGCATGCCGATCTTCCAATCCAACGAACTCACAGACGAAGGAATCTCAGGTGAGTTTGATGCGTACATTCTTATGGATCCTTCAATGGGTTCCAAGCAATCTGAACGTGAGCTGGCCTCAATGACTTATTCTCTTCTTCTTCAGAACGTAATCGTCGGAACAGATCCTGCCAAAATCTATAAGATTACAGCGGATCTTCTGAAAGCTTACGGCAAAGATCCTGAAGAGTATCTCGGTCCTGAACCGGAATCTGACATGATCGATAGTCCGGAAGACGAGAACACTTTAGTTATCCAAGGTGACTTCGCCCGTGTCAAAGCACAAATCACAGAG